GGGTGGTGAGTTTGGTCTAGTATTCTTAGAGCGCTCAATCGTTCGCATGAGCTATATTGGCTCTCCTTTGTTCTTTCAGTTTGACACGATTTCACGCAACAAGGGCTGTTTTGAGCCTAAGTCTATCGTGCAATACGGCCCGATTTCATACTTCCTCGCAGACGATGGTTTCTACGCTTGTGACGGGCAGAATGTAGTGCCAATTGGTTCAGAAAAGGTAGACCGTTACTTCTTTAGGACTGCTAACCCTAACCTGTTAGACGAAATGAGTGCAGCTATTGACCCGATTAACAGCCTTGTTATCTGGTCGTATACCAACACTTTCGGCGGTAAATCCCTGCTTGTCTACAATTGGCAGATCAAGCGTTGGACTCATGCCGATACAAGCGCCACCTATATCGCTACCGCAGCATCCGCAACCATTACGCTCGAAGGCTTGGATGCTTACGGCAATATGGACACGCTTACAACAAGCCTAGATTCTCGCTTGTGGGCAGGTGGTAAAGTGCTATTGGCAGGTGTGGATGGGGCTAAAATAGTAACATTCACAGGTCAACCGATGACGGGATATGTTGAGACCGGAGACTTCCAAGCAGGGCCTAGCTCGATGGTAAACCTAGCCCGTCCGCAAATTGATAACGGATCGGCTAGTGTGGCGGTGTTTTCCCGTCAACGCTTGGATACAGAGGTGATATTCGGTGCGGCTACGGCAGCAAGCTCTGAGAACCGTGTGTCTCTACGTTCTGTTGGTTGTTACCACAGATTAAAGATTATCCCATCAGGCGGTCAATGGAAACATTTGGTAGCTGTTGATGTATCCACTACTCCGGCAGGTGTGCGATGATGTTTCGCAAGTTACCTCCGCAGGGTGGTGACCCTCGTGCTGTAGCGGAAGTTGTTAACGGCTTGATGGAAGGTAAAAGCAACAATACCGGACTGATTACTCTCAATACGGGCAATGCTACATCTACAACCCTGTATAACGAGCGTATAAGCCCTGACAGCGTGATTATTGTTATCCCTGCATCTGATGCTGCGGAAGCCGATACAACGCCTTACGGGTCGTTTCAGAGCCTTGCAGACCAAACGGCAACGGCTGCTAATACAGAGTATCAGGTAACTTACGACACGACTGACTTTGCTAGTGGTGTAAGCGTAGTTAGCAATTCTAGAATTACGGTTAAAAACTACGGTATTTATAATTTTCAGACAAGTATTCAGTTTACTAACTCTGACTCTCAGTCTTATGCCGTATCTGTATGGTTTAAAAAGAATGGCTCTGCAATAGTTAATAGCAACAGTGAAATGTCTATCCCGTCTCGGCATGGTTCTACAGACGGTAGAGCGTTATTTGTTGTTAACTTTTACTTTGAGCTACAGGCTAACGATTACATTGAGATGGCTTGGTCTACTGAAAGCACGACAGTAAGTATGCAGTACATACCTACGCAGACAACGCCTACAAGACCTGCTACTCCGTCCGTAATTGCTACCATGCAATACGTTGCTCCGTTATCGTATTCAAATGTGTACATTTCCGCACAGACGTATGGAAGTGCCACACTTTCACATTTTGCAAACTCAACAGCCAACAAAACTTACGGGTATGTAATAGTCGGATGAGATACGAATATGTCACGCTCGCCACGCTCAAGCAGAATTGGGATTTTATTAAGTTTGGATTACACAAAATCCTACGGAAGTCACCGGAAGATTGGTTACCAGAGGATGTTTATGCTAAAGCGATGTACCAACAAGCGCATATATGGCTGGTTAAGTCGGAAAATGGCAACTCTGACGGGTTTTTTATCCTTGAACCAAGTGGAGATACTTGCCATGTTTGGTGTGCTTGGGCTGTTGAAGCTGATTTATTGGTAGATGGTGTCGAGCAGATAGAAAAGATTGCAAGAGAAACAGGGGCTAGGCGTATCACGTTTGATACAAACCGAGCCGGATGGTCAAAGGTCGCAACTAAATTAGGATTTATACCCCGTACATGGGTTAAGGAGTTGAAATGAGTGGTTCAAGCACACCTAGCACACAGGTAGTCACGCAGCAGATTGATCCGGCAATGCAGCCATATATTGCATACGGTCTACAAGAGGCTCAGAAGCTATATCAAAACCCGAGCGTCCCGGGGTATTACCCAGGACAGGGCTACATCTCGCCATCTGAGACAACGCAACAGGCTCTCCAATACGGTGCTAATCGTGCCGTATTGGGAAACCCGTTACTGCCTCAGTCGCAACAGACTGTTGGTGCAATGCAGAATACTTTTAACCCTGCTATCCAACAGATGCAAGGTACGGCAAGCGGTCAATATCTGTCAGGTAATCCGTTCTTTAGCGGTGCGTTTGACGCTGCTGCTCGTGCTGCGGGTACGACATTCCAAGACCAAATGCAACAAGTAGCCTCAAATACTAGCAAAGCAGGACGCTACGGTTCTGGTGCTATGGGTCAGCTACAGGATCGTGCGGCAGGTACGTTTGCAACGGCATTGACGGATACGGCAGGTAAACTAGCCTATCAGAATTACGATGCAGAGCGAGCACGCCAAGAGGCTGCTATGGGCAATATTGGTAACTTGTACGGTGCTGACTATCAGCGTCAATTAGCGGCTGCTCAACTTGGCCCACAAATGGCTCAAGCAGACTATCAGGATATCAACCAACTGTATCAAATTGGACAAGCTCAAGAGAGCTATCAGCAAGCGGCTCTTGCAGACGCTATGCAGCGCTACAACTTCCAACAAAACCTACCCGCAGCCAAGCTACAGAGTTTCCTGTCGGCTGCATACGGCGCTCCTATGGGTCAGCAAACGACTCAGCCTATCTATCGCAATCCTACCGCAAACATCTTAGGCGGTGCGGCATTGGGCGGTGCATTAGGCGGTGGGCCACTAGGCGCAGGTATCGGCGCAGGTGCTGGATTACTTGGACTATTGGGGTAAATCATGTCGGGAATGTTTAATCCAGATGGTACGCCGGATATGAGCCAAATTCAGAATATGTCGCAAGACGAGATTATGAATTTGATCGCTACACAACGTGCTAGTGCGGGTAAGCAAAACCCGTACAACCTAATGTCTCAAGCAATGCAGATGCAACAACAGAAAATGCAGGGTCAAGCACCTGCGCCACAGATTCGGCGTGGACAAGCTCCTAATATCCTAAATCCTTTAGACGAGATCATGAAGTTGCAACAAGTGCAACACATGAAGCGTCCACAATCTTTAATCTGAGGTAAACATGGCAGACTTTATTAGCGGATTGCTCGGCATGGGGGACGATCAAGACCCTATGGCTCGTGCAAAGCAAGCAGGTCTATTAGGACTTGGTACGTCATTACTGCAAGCTGGTGGCCCATCTCTTACTCCTACCTCATTAGGTCAGGCGTTAGGACAGGGCGTTATGACAGGTCAGCAAATGTCACAACAGGCTATGCAACAAGCTCGCCAACAGGCTATCCAGCAGGAAATGATGGGAGCTATGGGTGGCGGTCAAAGTGGCGATACTGCTGCACAGATTGCTAAATTGCAAAAGATGGCTTTGCTTGATCCTAAAAATCAAGCGGCATATCTCAAGATTGCTGAACAATTGCAAGGTAAAGCGCCAATGTTTACGGGCGATACCGCTAATGCAGCGCTTACATTGTTTGGTACTTCAGACGTATCTAAATTAACACCTGAGCAACGTCAACAAGCAAATGATTTGTCAGATCAGCGTAAGTTAGCTCTTGCTAACGCTACTGCTCCACGCATGACAGTTAATACATCTGATCCTACTGCTGTTGCTCGTGAGGTGCGTTCTATTTCTAACGACTTTGCTGCCGCAACAAAAGATGATAGAGAGATTGCTAGTACATTTAAAAAGATGCAAAGCTATGCGGCTAACCCATCTCCAGCTAGTGATATTTCTCTTGTGTTTTCTTTTTATAAAACTATTGATCCTACTTCTGTTGTGCGTGAGGGTGAATACGATAAGTTGAAAGCATCTGCTGGTTTGCCTGATCGTGTTCGAGGATATGTTAATACATTGCAAACAGGTCAACAATTGACAGAAGCGCAGCGTAAAGATTTGTTGGATTCAGCAAGATATAACGTAATGGCTCGTATTCCTCAAGCAGAGCATACTGTTAACCTATATGGAAACTTGGTTACTTCTCTCAAGGAAGACCCAAATAAGGTTATCCGTAACCCATACGCAGGTTTGTTTGAGAATCAAGCACCACCTAGCGGAGGTAATCCACCTGCAACAAGTGGAGCAACAAATAGACCTAGACGTTGGAATCCACAGACGGGAGCGTTTGAATAATGGAAGATGATATCCTTATTGATGTGCCTGGATACGGTCAGGTAGCTTTCCCAAAAGGTACGTCTGAAGCTGAAATGATTAAGGCATTAAAAAGCCTTACAGCAAAGCCTCCTGAGCAAGCTGCTCCGCAAGAAACTCAACAAGCAACTGCTGCTCCTGCACAGGGTGCTCCTGTAGCTCGTGCTCCTGTTGCTACTCCTCCTAAGCCTGTACCTCAAGCTCCGCAAGTTGTGCAGACTTCAGCACCTCCTACTGTTTATGCACCACGCAGAAGTGCAGAGCAAGTAAGACAGGATAAGCTAGGTTATGTAGAGTCCGCTGAAATGGGCGCTACTCCTGAGGCTGCATTGCGTGCAGGTGCTCAGACACAGAAGACACAAGCTATTACAGAATTTGCTAAGGCTCGTGGTATTCCTGAGAGTCGTTATCGTGTTGTAAACGGTAACATTGTGTACAAAGGTAATGACGATAAGTATTACGCAGAAGTACCAGGATTATTTAAAAGTCCCTTGACCTCGTTAGCGTATAACGCTCCTGACGTTGCAGAAACAATCCCGTCTATTATTGCTGGTGTCGCTACGACTCCTATGCTTATGACAGGAGTGCCTGGGGCTATCGGTAGCGCTGCTATTACAGGCGGTGTATCTAGCCTTGCAAACATGGCTCGACAAGGTATTGCTGGATTATTAGCAGGAGAAGAGCGTCCGGTAGATATTCCACAAGTTGCTACTAGCGGATTGTTGGATGCGGCTACGCAGATGATTCCTGCTGGTAAGTTGGCTATGTACAACCGTAGGGTGGCTACAGATATTAACAAGCTCGATCCTACTGCCGTTGCTGAGTTAACTCGTTTGGCACAAGAGCGTGGAATCACACTAACTCCGGCTGAATTGACAAACCTTAGCTCGCTAAAAGCACAGCAAAAGGTATTGAGCAACATTCCTGAGAGTGGAGATACATTAGCTAAGTTTTACGAGAAGCGTTACACGCAACAGATTCAACCTGCGGTAGAGGACTTCTTGTCAACTATTAGTAAGGTAGATGATCCTATGACTGCGGGATTCCGTGGTCAGAAAGCGCTTAAGGATCAGTTAGACAATCTTAAATCTGCTCGTGATACACAAACAGCGCCTTTATATGAAGCTGCTTTTGCATCGTCCGTACCTGTTGATATTAAGCCTGTTGTAACACAATTAGATAATATGCTTAACATTGCCAAGGGTGACGAGAAACGTGCTCTTGAGCGTATTAAAGCTAACCTATATCGAGAAAAGACAACGCTTGATGCTAACGGTAACGAAGTGGTTAGTAAGGTTCTAGAGGATCGTTTGCCTGCCTTACAGCGTGTCAAGTTTGATATTGATGCAATGCTAAAGGGTGATGCTGCCGGATCAATGGATAGAGTTGTTTTGCGTGATCTTACTAATATCCAAGATGATTTGGTAAAACGCATGGGCAAAGACAATCCTGCATATTTAGACGCTAACGCAGCGTTTGAGATTGCATCCGAGCCTATTAACAAGTTTATGGAGAAACGTACAGGAACATCTCTGATAAACATTAGCCAAGACAACCTAAACCAATTTGCTACAAAAGTGTTTGAGGGTTCTCCTCAGACAGTGCGCTATGTTAAGCAACAAATACAGGCTAGTAACCCAAAGGCGTGGGATGAAGTAACTCGTGCTTACTTGCAACAGACTTGGGAAAAGGCTATGACGGTAACTCCAGGCTCTAAAGAGTTGCCAATAGACGCAGGTGCTGCATGGCGCAATATGTTGCTAGGCAATACAAAAACTCAAAGATTATTACAGGAAGCACTACCACCGGATCAATTTGTAGCGCTTAAAGACTTAACTACAGTCCTAGAGGCCGCAGGAAAGGTTAAAAAGATTGGTTCTGATACTGCTTACAACCAGAAGATTATTGCCAACCTAGAAGATAAAGCCCCAGGCGTTTTTGCTGAAATTGGCAGACTTGCAGGTGGAGCAATTAGTCCGCAGCGATGGGGTCAGTTTATCAGCGACTGGGCTAGTGAAAGAGCATTTGCTAAAAACGCAGATACTCTTGCAAATATTATTACCGATCCTAAAGGGATTACAAGGCTGCGTGAGTTGCGTAAAATGTCACCTACTAGCCTAGAGTTTTGGTCGGGAATGTCGCAATTAGCCGTAGATTACTCTAAGTCTGAGATACAAGACTTTTTTGGTAATTACGGAACAGTTAAACAGTAATAAGGACAAAACATGGCACGCACAAAAATCAGTGAATTCAGCGCAACACCAGGCGATAATACCGACATTGACGGTATCGACATTGCAGAGGGTTGTGCACCATCCGGTATTAACAATGCTATCCGTGAGCTAATGGCTCAACTAAAGGATATGCAGACAGGCGCATCCGGCGATACGTTTACGCTTACTACCGTTAATTCCACAACAATGGACACCACAAACCTAGAGGTTACAAACCTTAAGGCTAAGGACGGTACGTCTGCGGGTTCTATTGCTAACTCTACGGGTGTTGTAACACTAGCGTCCACAGTTCTTACGACTACGGATATTAACGGTGGCACGATTGATGGCGCATCTATCGGCTCATCATCCGCTTCATCTGGTGCGTTTACTACCTTGTCAGCTACAGGTCAGATTACATCTACCGTATCTAACGGCACAGCGCCTATGGTAATCGGTTCTACTACAAAAGTAGCAAACCTAAACGTAGATCAGCTAGATGGTGCTGATTGGGCTGCTCCTGCGGCTATAGGTTCTACTACTCCTGCTGCGGGTACATTTACTACCATCACGGGTAAAAAGGGCGTAGGAACTCCTGTAGCGCTTACTAGCACATCCGCATCTATTGCTGTCAACATGAACGACAGTAACTTTACGCATACGTTTACCAAAAACACTACACTAGCTATTCCCGCCAACCAGACTGCAGGACTGTCGGGAGTTATCGTGTTTAC